ACAAAGGTATTAAAAATAAGCAATGATTTACCAGGTTGATAAGACATGACTCTTTTAGATTGTCTTATTGTTTTAGATCCTGCTGCTTCTGTTACATTTAAATTAACTGTAGATTTATTAGCTGTATAAGTAACACTTCCACCATTTGCAGTTGATGGATCAAATAAAGTGTTCTGTGACATTATATTCTTACTGTCAAAGATTGTAAGTGGATTAGAAACCCTTAATCTTCCAAATGCATCAACGTTATTACCACCAATTGTAATTAACTGACCATTACCAACATTTATATTTTCACAACTCATTAGCAACCAAACCTCATATTAAACCATGTAAATCTTTGTAGATCTTGTTTTAATTCTTCTTGAAAAGAAAAGTTTAATTGATCTTTTAATGTCTCTAATGCTTGTAGAATTTGTCTTTGATTTTCAGGTGAATATTCTTGACTTGGTTCAGGTATGTATGTTGTAATTTTTGCCATTATCTTCTTCCATCAGGTTGAATGTCTACTCTAAATAATCCATATCTCCAATTTTCATCTGTAGATTCATTTTCAACTTTAATACTCATTAATCTATTTCTTGCTCTAGTATCTATCTTAGTTGTAGATGAAGTTACAGTATAGGGTCCAAGCATCTGACTATTTTGTGTTTGAGATGGATAATCTCTTAACAATAGTGTTACTTTAGCATTTCCATCAAGTATTTTAAAGTCTGGTATAAATCTATTTATCTTCATTAAATACTGACCATCTCCTTCTATGTCTAAATCAAAATCTCCAGATTCAATGTAAGCAGGGATAGCTGTTTTAACTCCAAGTGCACTTACATCATTAACACCTGTTTCATGTTCATAATATTCTGAAGATCCAAAAGTATTAGTTACACCATTGATAGTTGGAAATGTTGGAGTTGTTGTTGGTAAATATTTAGTAGCATATGGTTTATCAAATGTTTGAGCATCTGAATAAGTTGTTCTAGAAAGTGACATTGTAGTCCAAGTATTTTCAACGAAATTATAAACTACAGATCTATTTATTTGAGACTCAGTTGCAGTTGGATAAAACCAAACTATTTCATTATATAAACTATTATGAGAACCGTAGATAATGTCTGCTGCATTATAATTTATACCTAAGTTATCTCCACCAGTTGTAAATACAAAATCTTCAACAAGTGATGGTAGTTGTTTAACTGTACCATCATAAACAAAGAATCCTCCACCAAAACCCATCCAGAATACAGCACCTTGTGCAAAGACTATTGAATGTTGACCAATACATCCACAATTTGTACCTACCTGTCTAATTGAAAATACAAAAGGAGGTCCAACAAATTGCATAACATAAGCTGCTTGATCTGTTAAAATAAATATATAATCTTTACCTTGTACTGCTCCGACAATAAAATTACCTGTATCTAATCTAAACGTACCTGCTGTATTTGTTGCAGTAGGTGCCCAAGTATTAAAGTCTTCTTGATTTGAAAATCTTATAAACATTGGATCTTGTGTTGTTGTATCTCCAATTGTTGTCTCTGTTCCAAGTGCAATTAAATGTCTATCTCTATCTGATACTATACTCATAACAGAAGCTGTTGGTGCTCCAGATATTGCAGTTGCTCTAGTTTGTAATGCACCACCAACGGAAGGATTCCAAGAAAATGTTTTACCATTTTTAATTGTTGCAATTAATATTTGTCCAAAATTATCAAATGACCAGTTACCAGGTGATAGTACTACAGTAGCTGAAGTACTTGCTGCACCCCAAGCAACTGTACCCCAAGTAGATGTTCCCCAACCATAACCATATGTTTGAGCAACAGGTCCAATATTAGCATAAGGAGCAAAAGATAAACTTCCACCACCTGTAACACCGGTTCCAGTTTCAGCTGTTGTCATTGTAACTGTAAATGTATCTGCTGTTGGAACTGTTTTTACTTCAAAAATATTTGTTGTAAAACTTGCAGACGTATAACCTGTTGTAGTTGGTCCGGGTGTTGTTGCTGCTGTAAATTTAATATAATCACCCACCTCAAGTCCATGTGCTACCTTATTAATAGTAACTGTTGTAGAGGATGTTACTGATGTGTAAGTTGCTGCGGTTAAAGTTGTACCCAGGGGTGTAATATCATAAAAAGCACCACTAAAATAAATAACTAATAATTTATTTGTTCCAATAGCTGCATATTTATTACCCTGTAAATCTGTCCATGTGTGCTGGGCTCGGGCAACTCCAGCCAATTCTTTATTTAAAATCTCTTGCCATCCACCTATTTTTTCAGGATAGCCATATCTAAATCTAACAAAATCACCATCAATCCACTGACCTTCTGCAGCGGTTGAAGTATCTTGTTTATTAAATCCAGCTTTTAATGGTATCTTTTTTAATGGCATAAGGCAGTATTATACATGATTATTTTATAAAAGCCAGAAAGCTTATATATCAGATACTTAACTACTTAACTATTTAAATAATTTTTTAATATACCCTTTAAAACCAGTATTTTCTTTAAAGTATTCAATGCACTCAGCTATAGTTTGTTGTCTAATATATTCGTCTCTTATCTCTTGTGATGTAGGTTGTGGTAATGGTGAATCCCATCTGTCTATAATAAATGTTCCACCAGCAGAGGTTAAATCGAAACTGGCGCCGGGTGCTAAAGATTTCATTACTGTATTAATACCCCAAGCAAAACCATTTTCATTAGTGTATCTTTTTATAGTTGCTTCAATGGATAATTTTCTAACTGTCATAATATAAGTTCTATTAAATTTTTATTATTACCATACCCAAGAAATAAAAGAATATCTAGTACCTTTTATTATAGGTTCTACTTTGTGTGGATATAAAAATATAGATGGAAATATTAATAAATCACCTTTGTTTAGTTTTATTTCTTCTTTTTCAAACATTATAAATTCTCCACCTTCGTAATCATTATTTAAAATTCCTAGTACACTTAGTATAGGAATACCTTTTTCTGTGCCATCAAACAAAGTATGTATATGATCGCAATGTTCTGCCATTTTTGTATTTTCTGAATATTTATTAAATCTTATTTCGCTGTATGCTTTCCAGCCATTAAACCAAGAAAATTTTAAATCTATTATGTAATTATAAATAGCAGTCCAAAGTTCTTTCATAATTATTTCTTTTGTTGATATTTCTTTTGAATACAAAGTAGATAATTCTTGGTCACCTGATATTTTTGTAAATTTATTTGTAGCAGAATTATAAAATTCATGTTGATTCCAAAGATTACTATTTAACTTATTTAATTCTAATATTGTTTTATTGCATATATCTTCTTTTAAAAAAGACTTATGATGTTTAATATAGTCGGATAGATTTTTTTTCATAACATAAGTTCAGTTGAATTTTTATTATTACCAATAGTTCCTTTTATAAAAACATTAAAAGCTAAACTAATTCTAGTGTTATCTCCTTGCTTAGTTTCTACCATGTGAGTTAATGATGATGGAAATAATATAATATCTCCAGTCTTAACTGAAAACCACCAAGTTTCTGAGTTGTATAAATTCCAATCTTTAACTTCTAGTTTAATAGTTTGGTATCTATCGTTAAAGAATTTAATCTTATCATGTTCTTCGTGGCAATTAATATAGAATACTCCTGATACTAATGAGTTAGGGTGTTGGTGTTTATGATGATATTGATTAGTTTCTGTATAGTTAAGCCAAGACTGAGTAATATAAGTTGTTATTGCATCAGTTGGAGATATAACTTTTTCAAAGTAATCTTTAACTCTTAAATCTAAATCTGTTTTTAGATCCTTAAATAATTTATGGTTTAGAATATAATTATCATTAGATGTTGTATTACCTTCATTTTTATAAACATCTAATTTAGTCTTATCAATAAATGACAGTTCTTTATTTGTAAGTTTTCTATTTAATTTAGATATGTAAATTGGTGTTGGAAATATACCATTAATCGTTGCTTCCACTTTCCTTCCTTTCGTTTTTATTATCTATTCTTAATTTCCCAATTTATAATTGATTCATTCCAAGAATAATACTGATTATTTTCTAATTCTGTTGTTGGCATAGTAACTGGTGCTTCCCAATTACAAGTATCTTCATTTAATAACCAAGAGTTAAAAGGTTTAGGTGGAATAAAAGCATCTCTATCTTCATCATAAGTATATCCAATACCTGCATGATTTTTTCTTAAAGGTGTTCCATTATTATTATGTACTCCAGCATGAGTATTATAAGATGTTTGTTTCCAAATAGCCCAACCAGTTAATTTAGTTAAGAAATCAATACCTATTGATTCTTGTTCAATTCCATTAGCATCATGTAATACTTCATTAACTAATGATTGAACTTCAATCACTTTTCCATTTAATCCTATTTTTGCGAAACTAGCCATTATGCTGTGTAACTCCCACTTCCATTAAATTGCATTATTGTATTACTACCAGATGTTGTAACTGTTGGAGAACCTGTTGTAGTTGATGAATACTTTGCAGTTGGAACACTTAAAATCACAACTCCTTTTCCACCAGTACCACCTGCTGAACTAGCATTTCCACCACCTGCACCACCTCCAGTATTAGCAGTTCCGTTTAGAGTTCCAGAAGTAACAGTTCTACCTTGACCACCACCACCAGTTCCACCAAGACCACCAGTTCCTGAATCATAACAACCTCCTCCTCCTCCTGATCTTGTGACTGGTGTACCTGTTATAGAAGAAGCTGTACCTGCTCCTCCAGCACCTGCGATATTAAAAGCAGTAGCATTACCACCAACTGCACCTGCTCCTCCTCCTCCACCACCTGTACTTCCTGTGGGTTGACCTGCAGCATTACCTCCAGCATTACCTTGTGAAGGTGAAGTGTTTGGTGTGTTTCCTGCGCCACCAGTACCATTATTTGGACCACTTGAACCACCTCCACCGCCAGAACCACCAGCAGTACCATTTCCTCCACTATGAGCACCACCTAATCCACCACCAGCAGATGTTATTGTAGTTAAACCTGAACCTGAAATTGAAGAATCTGAACCTGAAGCATTAAGTGCACCACCATCACCTACTGTTACTGTAATTACTGTTCCCACACTAACTGTTTGAGTTGATGTTCTAAAACCACCAGCTCCTCCTCCCCCACCAGCAAAATTTGCAGCAGTTCTCCCTGCACCCCCTCCAGCTATTACTAAAAAATCTATTGAATAAGGTTCAGGTGATAAAGCATCTGTTCCTTCATTAATTCCTGATGTTGCTAACCAACCTTGTGTTGAATCTATATAAGTTAAAATTACTCCTTCTCTTTCACCTTTTAATTGTAAATTATCTGTTCCACCTTCTATTTTGTTTCCATTTGGATTAATCGTACATGCATTGGTATCAAAAGTTCCTGCATAATCTACTAATTGAACTTGTTGGCCCGCAGTTGGTGTTCCTGAAGGTAAGGTTACTGTACAAGCATTTGAAGTTGTATTTATAAAGTATGCTCTACCTGCTACAACAGTTATAGTACTTGTTGTAACAACTGATTGCCATGCAAGACCAGCGTCTGCAAAACTTAATACTCCAGAACCATTTGTAACTAATGCCTGTCCAGCAGAACCATCTGCATTTGGAAATTTAATTCCATCTAAATTTATTTTTCCAGACCCTTTTGGAGTGATTTTAAGATCAATATTAGTATCATCACCTGTTGCTGAAATTTCAGGGGCATTAGCTGTTGCAGCATTTGTAATTGTAAATTCGTTTACTGCACTTGCAGTTGTTGTAAATTTAATTTGTTCATTAACATTAGTGTCATTAATTTGAGTAATAATTGGAGTAGTATTTCCTGTTTCCACAATATTTGTTCCATCTGCAAATAGTATTTTTGTAGATTTATCTGCAGCTGCAAAAGTTACACCTGTTCCACCTGCTTGTTTAAATTCAACAGTAAAAGCACCTACTGTGCCATTAGCTACAATGTATGTTTTTTCAATACTTGTTGGAACTGTTACAACTTGATTACCTGTGATTGTTCCTGTTAATTTTATAACTGCATTTCTTGCATTAGAAATTGCACCATTAGACATTGTAAGAGCTGTTGTTTGAGCTCCCCCAGCAATAGAAATTGCTTCGTATCCACCGATTGCTTGTTGTAATAAATATAAGTTTGTATTTGTAATTTGACCCCATGTACCAGCGTTTTCGCCAGTTGCCATTATTGATAGCTTAAGATCTGAAGAATATATTGTAGCCATTTAATTCCTTATTTTGTTCTTATTAAAATATT